GGACATCGACGTTTTTGCCTTTCCTTCTGATAAGGCTGCAGCCGCCTCATGCTCTCCCGCTTTTTCGCAGTAATGTTTTGCGTTGTCTTCCACGTCCGCGGGGATAACTCCACCTACAGCATAACGCTTCGAATCTCTTGCATGTGTCTGCGCATTCGTAGCGGCCGTCTCTGCCAGCAATCGATTATTCAAAATATTTGCCTGGATATCGGGATCCAGCTTGTCAGTTGTAATACTGCCATTCTTTATAACTGCCGTGACTGTTCTGACTTTTCCTGCATCACTAACCTGGAAATCAATCTCTGTACTATCAACAAAATTAATTGTAACCAGCAGAGATGCTATGTTCGACGTATATTTTGTACCATCCGTATTCGTGATAGTCAAAATCCCATCAGCGGAAAGCGACATACTGACCGGTATTTTCTCAATATTGAGATCCACCCGTTTTGTCCCACCGTTTACATAGTGGAATACAAAAACCCCTGTGCTGGTATCATAATCAATACCATTACAGAGGTTTTGTGCATCACTGACATTATATTTTCCGGCGTCAAGTGTAACGATTCGATTATCCAGTTCATCCACCGCCTGGTCAACATGGTTCAGGTTCGTCGCCCCCAGCGGCGTTGATGTGGACGGCCGGTTCTTCCAATTGATTCGTGTATAATATTTACTGTACGCCATCTTCCTTCTCCTTCTCTTCCTGCTCTGGTCCCTGGGTAAGTGTATTTCTTAAGACAACTAAAAGCTCTGCCTGTCTCAGGTTTACTCCGTTCATTGCAATCTCATTTAATATTTCAAGGCAGATAGATACTTCCTCTTTTTTTATTTGTTCCATAAGGCCTCCTATGCAATCAATCCATAATTTCTTAATACCCGTAATAGCTGCTGCACTGACGACAATAGCATTGTAGTGGTTGTCGGTGTTATAACACTTTGCCTATCATAGGGTGTATGTCCGAAAAAGCTGATTCTCCCTCCTCCTTGTCCGATTATAACTTTACTTCCTTGTATGTTCGAATAGCTAAATCCATTTCCGAATGCAATCCCTCCGTTGTAACTTGTAATAACTGGTTTACTCCCAGAAGTCAGGAGCTTTATATCGATTCTCCCTGTAGTGATGTTATCTCCATTTATGGTTGTGGTTCCACTCCCCCTTAATTTACTTTCGACCTGGCTGAATGTAACATAACCTTTCACCTCTATTTTATCGGATATTAAGTTTGCCATTCTGCTAGTGAGTGTAAAATTGGATGAAGAAGAGCCAGACGAAACTATCCAGCTGATTTTATCCGCTGTCTGTTTGACTTCGGAATATTTCGTATTAAGACCATTCACTTGTTTCACGGTACTGGTGATGGAGCTTTCCGTCTGCGTGATTCGGCTGCTTAATACATTTTCAGCCCCTTTTGCCCGGGTAACCTCGCTTGTGATACTGTTTGCTGTCTGGGTAATGCGGCTGCTGAGAGAACCTTCCGCATCCTTCGCCCTTGAAACTTCGCTGCTTATCCGGCCGGCTTCAACGGTGATGCTGGCCTGAAGCTCCTTCTTTATGTCCGATGCTTCAAGCCTGATTTGTTCTGCTGTCTGGGTAATTTTCGTTGATAATCCAGTGTCCAGGTTCGATAATTCACGTTCAAACTTTGCCGCGGTGTCCGTGATGCGGGACGACAGGACCCCTTCCTGCTTTGTCGCTCGATTCGTTTCGGCTGTAATTGCTTGCGCGTTCACGCCCTCGGCAGCTTTTGCCCTGGCTACTTCCTGGCCGAGATTGGTATTCACCTGCCTGGCATATTCGTCGACGCGATTGATTTTCTCCCCGTTACCCGATATTTCATTTTTGTTCTTCTCTACATTGGATTTAATGTTATTAATCTCATCCTTAATTCCATATGTCTGATTTTGATATTGGTCTCCGGAGGACTCAATCGTGTCGGCCATACCCTGGATTCCCTTCGTTGTCCGATGCATTACGAAGGTTTCAATGGTACCTTTACTGTATTCCACATCCAGGAGATCTCCCACCTCAATGTAGGGCAGCGCCTGTAATTCAAGCGTCGCTGGCAGATAGGTTCTTCCATTGATGTTTCCATATAAATTTTCGGCAATCCCAAGCAGCTCTGCACTGCCCATTCCATAAATCAAAAAGTTATCTCTAATCTGATATTCATTTTCTCCGTCACCAAACCCTGCGGTCAGTTCCCCATCCGCATCATATAGATTAACTCGGTTTATGGACTCCACAACCCATTCTTTGTAATCCAAAGATTTATAAGTCGCCGGTATTTCTTCCGGATCGGCCGATTCGCCTGGATACAGCCCCCTTTCAATCGGGAAAAGGTCCTCCGCTGGATAGACACCACCATATCCAAGCGACACATATTTAAAGGTGCCTGTCCGGTCAAAACTGCCAAACACCCCATTTATCTCACAGATGGATTCTATTACTTTCCTTCCGTTTATGGTCGGGTCCGTATTTGACTGCGTTACAGTCATCGTGTCATTAATCAAGGTCACAGTATCATATGGGAATCCAAAGTAGTTTAAAAAGCTATTTCGGAATTCACGCATGGACAAAGGGAAAGAAAGATTCTTGTACCAGATAGAAACATCGGTATCAAACTCCTTCATACGGTCATAGGCAATGATTTTCTTGAATCGTTTATCCTTTTGAATCACTACATCATCCACTTTATAGATACCGAAAGCCAGCTTGTAATCCGCAATGATAAGCTCGGCCGTGAACCAATGATTCTTGATATCTTCTGCGACATCCGCAACCGTGATTTCAAACTTTGCCGCTTCGCAGGCGCCGAAACGCAGATAGTCATCACTGCAAAGACTTTCCTCGAGTGTAAGGCTCTCGGTTACAATCTGGTCGTCATTAATCACCAGCCAGGACTCCCCCAGGTTGGCCGGGTACAGTTCCGGGTCCGGAAACAATGTTTCAGCAGGGTACAACGAATCAATCGAATCATCATAAAAAGAAAGCCGCAGGTGACGTTCGGTCTCTGCGGTGAGATTATCTCGCTTTATTAAGTTTTTAATTTCAACCGGTATATCCAGTGCCATAGACTGTACCTCCTTAATATTCAATCAGCGCAATACGCAAGCTGTTATATTCAATATCATTTCCCTGTATCCGGTATATTTTAAAGGCTATATCCGGCACATAAAACGTTCCGGTCGCGTAGGCATTCAGTTCATCATTCCAATACTTTACGCTCATCTTGTCTCTACTCAAAAAGTACGACTGGAACTCTGTTTTATCAGCCAGATGCATCCGAATTGTCTCAAATTCCACCTTGCTCCGCTTGTGGGGCAGGATATTGCGATGCAGCATCCCAGTCGCATCCACGTAGGAATCCGCGTCCTGTCGCTGGTTTGGTGTGGACTGGTAGCTGTCCAGCTTAATGTAGCGGTTCGGCAGCGTCCGTCCATTAATTTGTAATAGATATCCTTGAAACGCCATAGGACACACCTCCTTGTCACGTTAAAAGCACCAGGATTGCTCCCGGTGCTTCGTACTATACTTTAAATTTCTTTCCACATTTCAAACAAGTTACTTCAATCTTCTTCGAACCAGCGCTGCCTATCAGCAGGCCGGGAACCAGCCCGAAAGCCAGCGTGCCGACGGTAGCCCGCCCTACGCCGAAGCCTTTCTTATTGGCTGATAGGGACGTTGAACCGCAACGGGGACAATGGGCCTGATTGTCCTCTTTTTTCTCTATTGTCGCTTTGTTATTTCCTTTAAACTCGTTTTTGCTTTCAATTTTAATCTTCTCATATGGAATCTTGTATCCGACTGCTCCCGAAATGCTCTTTTGAAGCAGGCAAATAGATTTTTCACACATTAAAGAATAAAGCTTTCTTAATTCATCGCAATAGTCATCGTCAAATGAAAGCGCGAATATTTGTGGTTTTTTCATATGACGATTTCCTATTACCATAGTAATACCGGCCTCGTTGGTATCCTCCCAATAAAGCAACATATAATTCTCAATTTTTTCATATGGGCAATATCCAAAATTACGTTTATCTCGAAGTTCAAGGTTACCATATTTATAAATAATTGAATCACCATCTGCAAACTCTATACGTAGTTCATCCATATTTTTTCCTCCCATCGTTAAAATAAGTATATCAAATGAGAGGAAAAAAGTTAATAGTAATTATACAAGCACAGGATTTCTCCCGGATATTTTAGTTTTCTCCTTTATTCCCTTTATTGCCATATTGGTAATATCCCCTTTATCAATGACGGGTTTATCAGCAATTTCGCGTAATAACTCATTTTGCTGTATCATGACAGTAATAAGGTCTTTATTTCCCTTTTCTACAGCAGAGGCGATTCCTGATGTAATCTGGTCATTGTTTGCAACAGCGGTTCTTCCATTCGAAAATTGACCAACCAACTCGTTATGGTTTGCCATAAACAGACCGTCTTCCGGAAATCCTCCTGTTGCAAAGCGAGGAATTGATGGTATACGCATTAACTGCACATTTCCAGACGGGACTATCTCCTTCCCAGCAATTTCAAAGGCATCCCAACTGATGTTTAATTTCTCGTTCATCCACCCAATAAATCGATTTAGTACGTCAATTGCATTATTCGCCGCTGATTTGAATGTATCTTTAAATACTCCGGGAATGGAAGATAATAATCCCATCCACTTATCTACAGTAAACCACGGAGCAATACGAGAATCATACCATTCGTTTAATAAATCTGTCCATTCAGAGAAGCACTCCTTGAAGCCAACAATAATTCCCTCCAAGATATACTGCCCGTATGGCTTCATTGCTGTTGATGGGCTATGGATTCCGAAAACGGAACATATCCCGTCAACTATCCAGTCAAACAAATCAGCAATCGGTTCTCCCAAAGCTACTATTCCGGCAGTTAGGCCAGCCGCTATTCCAGCAATTATATTCGAACCAAACTCCAAGAAATTATCAGCGTCGAAAGCTGCTCTAAAAAATTCTTTGGCCTTTTCAAGCAGGGAATTAGAAAAGTCAAAATTGAATATCTTCTCCCCTATCAGATTCCAAAATTTTGTAATCCATTCTCCGCCCTGCAATGTGTCAATAAAGACTCCAATAAGAGCGCCTATCAGCGCACCGATGGGGCCTCCGAATATGGCTCCGATACCTCCGCTGACTACAACAAGCAGTCCTTCGCCCATTGCGTTTAGAACGCTTTCCCCAAAGTTCTCTCGGATGAAGTTATCAATTTGCTCCACTATCCAACTTCCAAAAACTTCAAATGCACCGCCTAGCCATTTCCCAGAGCCAATGACCAAAGCTATATTTTTGATTTGCTCAAAAAATGCGGCCAATTTAGGAAAACAGAGCGCGAACGCTTCTCCAAGTGTACCAGCGCCACCAGCAACAAGTGATATCATTTCGATAACATTCTTCAAAAATCCTACTATTTTCAGTCCTGAAATGAATTTGATAAAAGCCTTGATCTTCTTAATCGTCCCACTAGCCAGTTTAAACCCTAAAATCGCTGCAACAATAGCACCTAGCCCGTATCCTATCTTTTCCGCCTGCTCTGGACTAATCTTATTTAATGCATCCGCAATCCCATTCAGGGCCCCCGGCACCACTGCATTAATAAAATCAGCACCAATATCCAGCAGATCGTGGAAAAAATCCAGTAGCCCAGTACCCACGGCCTCGGCAAACGGTTCCAGTGCCTTCCAAAATTCTTTCAGCGCCGCATTTATCGTCGGCCAGTCCACTTTCAACAGGAAGTTATTCACTGCATCTGCCAGCATCGGAATCCCGGTTCCCAGCACCCAGTTTCCCAATGGCTTCAAAAATTCGTTCCAAAAGTCTTTCAACCCCGTCCAGACAAAGTTGCCAAGCCTTGACAGACCTTCGTCCCAGAGACGCTTGAGTGCTTCCCTGGCCGGCTCCGCGGCTCTTTTCAGCTCTTCCAGCATTTCCTTGATTTTTTGGGCCGCTTCCTCAATTGCCGGGTTCACTGTCACATCACCAAACAGTTCTCCTCCCATATTGCCGAAGTCTAGGGTGCCTCCGCCGACCACGTTACTATCTGCAGCCACCGGGTTCTGGTTCACAATATTCAATTCATCGAACGCCGCCAGGGACTTCGTCGCTTTCTTCGCTGACTCTGCCACATTTTCCATATTGTCTGCCAGCGTTCCGGATGATCCAGCCGCCCCGGCCATCGCATCCGCAGCCCCAGATATCCCGCCATCAGACTTTTTCCCGAACAACGCCTCGGTGAAGCTCTTGAAGTAACCGGCAAACGTCTGCATTTTGGCCATCAGTTCATTGATTACCTTGACCACAGGAGTAAGGGCGTTAATTAATCCCTGCCCGATAGTAGCCCGCAGGCTGTCAAACTGGAGCTTGAGCACACGCACCTGGTTTGCCCAGGAATCAGCCGTCCGGGCAAAGTCCCCGGAGGCATCCGCCAAAGAGGACATGACAAACTGATAACGCAGCATTACCTTTTCCTGCTCCGTCATCTTTGCCGTGGTCTTTCCAAAGCCGTTATTTAAGGCGTACTGGTCAAGAGCTGTCTGCGTCATTACAACGCCTAAATCCTTTAAGCTTTCTGTCTCACCCGTAAAGATACTCTTGAGTTTTGTGTACGCTTCATCTTGCGACAGATTGTAGAAGGAGGCCACGTCTCCCGTTAATCCGGTGATGGTCTTCGACATTTCAAGTCCGACCTGCCCGGTGATTCCGAATGCCTTCGCCATCGCACCGTAAGTTCCCATGTATTTCTTCGCCATCGTTTCCGACAGCCCGAACTGGGTAATGGCATCTTTCGCAAAAGCGTCCACGCTGGCCGACATTTCTCCAAAAGTGACGTCCACGACGTTCTGGACCTCCGCCAGGTCGGAACCAAGCTCGGTACAGGACTTCCCAAATGCAACAATCGCGCCGACACTCAGTACCGACGCAACTGTTTTTGCCATCCTCTTAAAGGAGTTCGACATCCGGGCCGTCTGACGCTCCACATGCGAAGTCGTCTGCGATGTCATCCTCTTCACTTTTTCCAGTTCATCCCGGTATGGTTTTGTGTATGCCTCTATAATTACCTGGAGCTTTTCCAGCGTCATTCCTTCCGTGTCCCGTCACCTCCTTCTATGTTCCCTGCGTCTCTCCGTAGCTGATTATGCCGCTTTGCATAGGCATACCTGGCTTCCCTGGCCGATTCAACCAGTTCTGCCTTCTGTGCTGTCTCATAACTCTCTTTTTCTTGCTTAAAAAGCTCTGGATAAGAATCCCAGGGATGCGGTATCTTGACCTCGTCCTTATCATCAAACAGCTTGCTTACGTAAATCCCAATTAACCCGGCCAGCTCATAACAAATAGAGATACGTTCCCTGGCCTCCCGGACTTTTACACGGTGGACACTCTCCAGCCGGTCCCTTACCTCTTGCAGAGAACACGTCCAGAAGACTTCTGGCATAGTCCCTGCATCCAAAGCCGCCGAATAGAGGTCGCCTATCAAATCCGAAAACGTTACATAAGCTCCTTGACGTCCTCCATCTTCTCTGTCAGATCCTCCTGCTGATTCTCTGTAAAAAAACCGCTCACCATCAGGATCTGCATGATAACGTCAGAAAAAAGTGTAAGCTGCGTACCGCCATTCTCCACATATTTATCAAATGCAGACTGAACATCCTTATACTTTATTCCATGTTCCCAGGGCGTCATGGCCGCCTGCAGAACCGTCAGCATGATTCCCAAGGCCGGCATGCCTCCGCTGCTCTGCAGCAGCAAGGTCAGAAGATTACAACGGTACTTCTCTTCCAGCTTGCAGATCTGCTCGGTGGTCAGTTTCAGGCGGTATTCCCGTTCTCCCACATTCCAATAGGCAAACGGCTTTCTCTTCTTTTCCGGCATCATTACGATTTTTTCTTCCGCCTTTTCCTTCTCGGCATTCAGTTCCTCGTCCATTCCAAATGTTCCCATTGTTTTTTTCTCCTTATACACTTGCTGATGTCGGGTCTGCTACAACAATGTCACTCTGTACCGACATAGTCAGATTAAACTCAATAACTCCATTTACTCCGCCGCCGGTACGTTTTACAGATACCTGGGCGTCATACTCCGTTTTCGTTCCATCAATCAAAGTCTCCTGAAAAGACAGCACCTCGCCGCTCTCCTGTGCCTTTCGCATCACCCGGTAAGGACTGTTTGCGGATGTGTTGTCATACTTAAACTTATATGTCATCTCGCCGGCGTCGCCGATTCCGTTCTCATACTGCTTATTCTTGTCCGTCAGGCAGGTGTTCTCTACCTTCTCCGGCTCAATACCCATCTCCGGGATTTCCTTCAAACCCGGGAGGTCTGTATAACTGCTTCCACCGGATTTCTTATATCCCAGCTTTGCTCCATTCGCTAACATTCAATCGCTCCTTTCTTATATGCTGTGGTAGACCTGCCGGGTCTCCACGTCAATCACCATCTCATAACGCAGCTGCTTGTGCTTGTGGCCGCTTGGGTCGTCCACATCCATGCACTGGGTCCGCAAAAGTCCCAAAGCCGATACTGCTTTATCTGCTTTTACGGCAGCCTCTGATGTGTTGCGGCTGTCCCAGAGGTCGATCCGGTACCGGACATAGGCCTTCTGCTCTTTCATGTCCGTATACTCGACCACCTTGTTTTCCTCCTCCGCGTACTGCACTGCGGGGAGCGTTCCCCAGTCCCTCGGATAAGCATCGGAGACATTCTCAAATACCGCCGTTAGGGCTCGATATACTTCATCCTTTACATCAACCATTCTTTATCACCTTTCTGATTTGCTTTTGCAGCTCTTCCTCGATGCCACGCTGTATATTCTTCTCGTTTGATTTCAGTGCCGGGTACAGGAAGGGCTGTGCCGGCTGCCCGTGGGTCTGGTAGAAGGTACCGTTCTCGGTCTCGATTTTAAAAAAGTGATATTGTTCCGCATCCTTTTTGTCAATCATGCTTTCGTGAATCCACCAGGGGTTCTGACTGTATGCGGGCGTCACCTCCGGGGATATTCCCACATGGTTCTGCTCTCCCACAGGGCCAGTTCCGAACTCCACATAGGCTGCATATTTCTTATTCGTATAAACCGTTCCTATTACGCGGCCGGCTTCTGTCTCGACGCTGGTTTTAATGCTGTTTCTCAGTTCCCCCTGATTGACGCTACATAGCAGTTTTGCCGTAGCCTGTACTTTCTTTGTCTGCTTCCCGATAGCCTTTGACAAGCCTTCCTCGGCCGACATACCAAGCCGATCCAGTTTTGCCAACAAACTTCCCATTCCCTCCACTTTACTCACAGTTTTTCCACCTCCAGTGTCAAAAAACGATGAGGGTAAATCGCAATGATTTTATAATCCGGCTCCGCATCCGGAGAGACAAACAGGCAGAGCCCGTCACCAGCGCAAAAGAGCGGTCCTCCCTCTATCTGATATCCAACTCGGCGGGCGCCTGCTGAGACTTCTGTATAATCGCCTTCCATTCGCAGATTCCGGATGCCCGGCAGCCTCTGTCCATACATCTCTGCCTGTATTTTCCCGCCGGCCGCCCACTCCTCAGTCTGAAAAGGTGTTGCCGGGCCAAACTCAATGTAAGAGCTGCCTTCTTTATCTTTCTTCGGTACCGCCTGGCGGTGATAGCATATTTTTAATCTGCTCCGTTTTAGCCTCATAGGCCCGTCCTCCTACCTTTATCAACCGATATCGGTCTAGTACGTCATAAATCTGTTTCGGCGCTGTATCAAAGCTATAGCTCTCCCCGGCGCCGCTCCGGCTGCTCTCTCCTTCAGTACCCATCCGGTTGTAGGCGATGACAGCCAATTCCCGGACAGTCCTGTTTAAGGCAGGCGGCAGCTCCGTCCGGTTGGTATATGATAATACAAACTCTGTCGCATCTGACAACAAAAGAGAGAGCAGATTTTCATTGCTCCCTCCTGTCATTAATTTCAATTTATCAAGTTCTGTTATCAATCAGACCACATCCTTTAAGACTGCCAGTAATTCGTCCTTTGTCAGCGAAGCAGCACCTTCAATACCCTTTTCTTTCGCCAGGGCTTTTAATTCATCGGCCTTCAGCTTTTCCAGTTCCGGTTTTACCTCCTCTTTCGCTTCACTTCCGGCCGCTCCCAAAGGCACATACCCCGCCGTCTCCAACTTCCGGATTTGTGCTTCGCTCTCTGCAATCCGTTCTACATTATCCTTTATTAACCTCATCCGTTACCTCCTTACGCAGACGGCGCCGCATCTTTGATATTCAAGTAAATGCTGTCAAGCTTGTTATCCAGTACCCAGATATCATGGAACCGGCGGTAATCCATCTGCCATGCATTCAGTTTCTGGTTGATGGTAGGGTCGAAGATACGCATGATATCCTGCTTAGTGACTGCAATGGGTGTTGCGCGCGGGCAGACGAAAAAGTTGATATCCTTCGCCGTGGTGCCTTTCACATAGCCGCCCTGCTCCTGACCAGAAGTCTTACCGTCATAAATAGTAATTGCTGTGTACATGCGGTTAGAAGGTGTGGAGATAATCGGCACACCATCAACAGAAGGAACGGCAGTATCAATGCCTCCCTTTGAGAATGTGGTATTCGTAATCTTTCCGGACAGTTCCATCTCCAGTTCCATGATCATGTCGGGTGTAGCATGGATAACCAACGGGCCGTTATACAGTTCACGAATTGCCTTGATTCCTTCCTTGATTTTCCGGAGGGCCGAAGTCCCAGTCGCTCCCGGTGTATATCCATAGGATACCATTCCGGCCTTCTTCGCCGCGATCGTCTCTGCTGCAATCTTGCTAATGCGATACGCATCAATCTCCGGCACTACAAACATGCGCTGGAACTCACCCATGACGGCCGCCGCAGTGGTGACGAAGTTGTTCTCGTTGATATCAACGGGATCAAGCTGAAACTTACGACCTCTATCCTGCGTCATTTTACGGGTCTCGTATTCCAGGGTAACGCCGCCCTGCTGGTATCCATTGTCCCGGTCATAGTCCCCAAGGCCCTGAACGGACATCTTCGGGATTTTCACCTCGGCGCCTCCATTATAGATAACCTGTCCGGCGTTTGCATCCATCCAACCTGTGACCGCCTCTTTAATTGCGACCTTATCCAGCGTGTTCTGGAAAAGTGTTGCTGTTGCTAATGTATTAATAGCCATATTTTCTTTCCATCCTTTCTTAAATTCCCATCATCAGAGATTCCACCTGCTTTGCCAGGTCTTCCTCTCCTCCTGGTGCTTTCTTCGGCGGCGTACCGCCCTTCAATTTCTCTTCCACAGAAGCCTGTACTGCCTCCTGGAAGGCCTTTTCTACCGCGTCAATGGATTTACTACAGGAATCTGCATCGGCGTAATTCAGTACCTCAGCCAGTCCCACAGGCAGCTTCTTTTCGGCCAGCGTGTTCTTTGCCTCGGCCATCAACTCTCGGCGGGTAATCGCCGCCTCTTTGTCAGCCAGTTCCTTTTCTTTTTTCTGATACAGATACTGCGCCTTTTCCTCTTTATTCATTTTTGCCAGTTTGTCAGCTTCCGACAACTTGTCATCCATCAGGAGTTCCCACTTTTCTTTAGCCGTTCCAATGGCTTTCTGCACCCGGCGGTCAAACTCCGCCTGATAATCCTTGTTCTTCAGGATATCGTCAAAACTCTGCGGGGCAGGCTCCGGTTTTGGTTCCGTTGTCGGCTCCGATGCAGGAGTCGGTTCTGGTTCTGGCCCCGGATCCGCAAATAACTGCAAATTCATTGGTATTGATTTCCGTTTTAAATATTCTTTTCCCATGTCTCTTCCTTTCTGCCCCAGCCCGTTCTTCGCCCAGACTGTTGCCCTAGTTTTTCGTCATTCCGGACATAAAAATAAGACGCATCACCCGGCGCCTCAAAGGGAGATAAGTGGATCACCTCCAACCTGTTGCGATATCGCAACAACTGAAAATACCACCAGCCATTTCGACTGATGGTATTACCCTTCACTATACGGACATTTCCTACAGATTTCCCTGGCAGACTCAATATCTTCCAGTTCTGCTAGCTCCTTCGTAGATGATATCTTAAAGAAACGATGCAGACACATCATGGAATCGTAACACAGGTCCGCACAAATCACCTTTTTGTAAGCTGGACAGTAATGATCTGCTTCATAATCCAGATCGCTATTTGACATATTTCTTTATCACCTCCAAAATCGTTTCTGTGTCACTGTCAAAGTCTTCCTTTTTCCAAGCTGTCTTGTATATCCAATCATCTCCTGACTTCGTAATAACACAAACTCCGTCATGACCATAAAAAACCTGACGTCTTCCGCCCCACTGAACCATCATAATCTCTGCCTGGTTCATGTAACCTCGAATCTCATCGTCTGCAATATGTCTTTCGACCATTCGATGCATAATGTGATAGGGATCGTGTTTGCCTTCTGGTAAAATATATGCCTGTTTCTGAACAGGCGGGAGAACTACTGCCTTTGTTAATCCTAACCGTTTCAATTCTTCCCCAATATCGTAATATCGCTTGTCACTTGTCGGATATTTTTCCAGATAATCCTTCAGGCTCTTTATGTATTCCCACTTCTCACCATCAGTATACTTCACTTTCTGGAAGGAATCCAGCGTTTCAGGGGCATTCTTGCCTAAAATTTTTCTGTACTTTTCAAATTGTTTCTTGTCTGAAGAACGGTTCCGGAGCATCTTCTCGTTGGCCTCCGCCTCTGGCCGCCCTTTGACATTTTTCTTGTACCATTGTTCATAGGTCATATTGGCCGGCACCGTGTTTGTCTTCCCGGTCACGGGGTTCCGTGCCCGGCGCTGCATCTGTGACAGTTCCTCATCCGAGATGTTACAAATCGTCGTTGACCGACACCACGGATGCATGGGCGGGCAGTTTTTCCCCGGCTGCTGCTCGGATACCGGGAAGCGCTTTCTGTCCAGCTTCCGACATGATTTTGAGGTTTTTAAATCCAAAGTAGCTACAAAGACATACGTCTCAATCCCGCACTCCTCATAGGACTGCATCTCCATCTGGTTGGCCAGGTTACAGGATTCCGTCCGAACCAGGCGCCTGGCGTTACTGGCCCCCTGGGCAAATTTGTTGGCGATAATTTCCGCCACCTCCCTATCTGTCCTGCCAGTAACCAGGTTGACCAGCAGTTCCTCTTTCAAGTCCTGGGCCAAGGCCTGCGTATTGTGCCAGATACGGGTGGAGTAGTTGGCTCCTGACCACTTGCTGTTGATAACCTTGTCTATCGCTTTCGGATCCACCAGACCGAACGAAAAGCCGAGCCCCGTTCGTTGCTGGACATCAAAAATGGACCGGTAATAAGCCTCGTTGGCCAGGTCCACGTAATGGCTGGTATTCTTCGCCTTCTCCTGCTGATAGACGGTTTGCATGGTCAGGTCAAGTTGGTTCTGCAGCTGCTGGAGCCGTTCCAGTCGTGCTTGATACGCTGGACTCTCCAACTCTGCCAGAATATCCTTCTGGACGCCGTCACCGGCCCGCAGCGCTGCTTTTAACTCGTCAAGGGAGGTTTTATCATTCAGGCTATTCAATAGCCTGTACGCATCGGCCTCGGACAGATGATGCTTTCTGCGGTACCGCTCGAAAATCTGATCCATCTCATGACTGATATATCCAGAGGATTTCTGATAGAGCTTCGCAATCTCATCGGCGGTATCCTCGGCCTTCGCCATGTACTGAAACATTTCCTGCGCCTTGCGCTTCTCCCAGTATGAGTATGATGCGCTACTCATCTATCTCGTCCTCGGCATCCGGCGGTGTGTTGCTGCCCAGGCCGAACATGGCCTGCTGCTGTTTCACCGCCTCCTCTGCCTCCTTCTCGACAGCCTTGACCTCCCCGTCCACATCCTCAATGAACGGGACCTGGGAGAGCAGCGTCTTCTTGCTGACCTTCCCCCAAAGATTTGCTACCAGCTGACTGATTTCCAGCAGATTCTTCGGCAGCGCACGACTGAAGGTCGGCGTAATCCCGGAGATGTCCACATTAATCGCACGGCTCTTATTCAACCAGCCGGCAAACAAGCGGAGGCGTTTCCGCAGCCCTTTCTTGTAATACCGCGTCTTGATTTTCGTGATATTTTCCATTCCGAGGAGTTTGAATTCCATCGCCACACCGGAGACATTCCCACCGAAGGATTCATCGGTCATGCAGGGGATGTGTGAAAACTTATGGATATCCTGTTCAACCGCTTTTTTCAACACCTCCACCCCCTGTTCGTCAAAGGTACGGGTAAGATACTCTGCTTTGGAATCCTTGGGCAGCTCCAGGAGCTTATCGTCCTTGACCCTATCCTTTGCTGTCTTTCCATCCTCATCTGTCGCATCCGGATCTCCCAGCATAGCTCCGTAAATTGCCAGAATCGCATCAATAAACTGCTCCTTGTCCGTGATGCGGTCGCTCATCAGTGCGTTATAAGCATCAATCAGCGGTACCTGCAGCTCAAAATCTCCGATGGCCAGTTTGTTATTCAGATATTCCACCACCGGTATCTCATCAAAATAATGCGGTACTGGCTCCTCCATAAGCGCTTGCGGGCCGTCGATATCCTGGATGTTCAGCACATACTTGTAGTGTTCGGTCAGAATCGTCGCCACATAGACCGGCTGGCGTTTATTACTGTCATCTTTACGTGTGTAATAATAAACTGCAAACAGTTCCCGCTGCTCGATCGTATCGTCGTAGACCATGAAGGTATTCTCCGGGGACAGGTTCTTGATGGTCAAGTCTGTCTCACCCTCCATCGGATAGATATACTCGTAGGTTCGGCCATATACGGACAGGTCTAGGCCATTATCACCATCGGCCTCATCAGCTCCCGCTGTCTCAAAAGCCTCTAACAGCGGTTTGATATCCGCTTCGCTTTTGTAAGAGATTGGGTTGCCAATAAAATAGGCGCTGGCTGTGTCGCTGATGTCCTTTGCATGGTTGCAAACCAGCTTGTTTTTACGGCTTTCCGCGAGAATTTTATGTTTCCCTTCATAATACTGCTTGAGCTGTGCAAGATGGACTGCCTGTTTTCGATGTTTCAGAATAAGTGTGCGGATCGCCTGCTTGTCCGGGTTCGTCTCGTCCCAGTTCTCCCGGGGCAATGTGTATATGTACATGCCTTACCACCTCCTAATGTAAACCATAATCGGATTTTTTCCTGACCTTAGCCTTCCGGCTTGTCATCACATCCTCCAGCGCATACCTTACCGCGTCAATAGTGTGATTGTCCTTGTCCGGGTAACTGCCTTTAAAGTTACCGTTCTTGTCCTGCTCCAACTCATACCCGGTGAACTCCCTGGCCGCATTCGGGCAGCGCTGCTGGTCAATGATAATTTCGTTCACTTCGTCAGCAAGGAACTCCATGCCAAAGTCCACAGACCCCGGCCCTTTCCTGGCACCCACGACTCGAAGTCCCAGCTCATTCAGGGCATCTATGGCCCGCGGGTCCTCGCTGTCCGCCGTCACTACTCTATTGAGTGGATTGTACGACCGGATCTTTCCAGCCAGCCGGGTATTCCCCATCCGAGTTCCGTACACTTCGCCAAACAGGAAAAGACGCTTCCGCGTCCTGTCATAATGCATTTTTTCATATGCTGCCGGATCAGCGCCGAAACCAAAATCCAACCCCTGATAAATCCGGTCAAACCGTGCCATTTCTTCCTCTGTGATGGGTCTGACTGTCACATTTTCAAATACCTGGCCGCCGGTCCCTGTGGCAATTCCAAGATATTCATGCTCATAGGCCTTTGGCTTTGTCTCTTTGAGCGATTCTGCCTCAACGAAGAACTGTTCACCTAACCACTCTGGCGGAACCGTCCTGTAATCGCTATGATGAACAACGGTATCGTCCCGGCTCTGGAGGATATCCTGATTTACCCAATTGTTCATGGACTTCGGCGGGTTCCAAGAATAAAAAACAAAATACTCCGAACCACCACGCATCAGCGACTGGAGTATTGTTCGTTCTTCCTCCTCTCCATCAAATTCCGCGCGCTCCTCGAACCAGATGTACTTAAAATAGCCGTTTGCCAGCTTCACTGATTTGATTTTCTGTGGGTCATCTGCTCCACGGAAGATAATTCTGTTGCCAAAAGGTGTATAAGTCAGTCCCAATGGGGAATAGCGTATCTTCCACTTACTATCCACCCCCAGAACATTAATTGCCCAGATAAGCTGCTGGAAGACTGACTCATCCAGGAAACGGCCCACCTTGCGCATTGCAATCGCATTAGCCTGCGGATCCTGCATCATCCCTAAGATGATTTCCAGGCTGACAAATGACGATTTTGTGGATCCACGCCCGCCAGCAAGTTTGTAATGTGTATGCCTATGCTCAAGAATATCCCAGTGTAGGCCATAGAAGGATGGAGCTATCAGGCCAGATAACTTAACTTGTGTCTGGTTTGGGGATGTCATTAACAATGGTCACCCCTCCTATCTGTCCACTGTGCTCAATGTCTTGTTTGTCTCGCCATCGGTCCGGACGCCGGTTCTTCAGCCAGAAGATCTGCGCTGTAGTGTCCGGAACTACTTCTTTGATTGTTGTAGTGGTTCTTACTCCTTCGGCTGTCCTTTCCTTTTTGGTTTCGGTATAGGTATAACCCAGCGCCCGTTTCAGGAGAGCGTTCTCCACTTGAACGTCAACAACCTCTTTGCCCTTTTTTAGGGCCTCTGAAACCTCTGGATACCGCTTTTTCCAGTCATACAGCGTGGCCGTGGCTATTCCGGCATTCGCGGCGATTTGCTCATCGTTTAGACCATCCCGCGCCCAGGCCTCCAGCTTCAGCAAGCCTTCCGGCGTTATCCAGTTTTCATATTTTGCCATCAGGCCCACCTCCTATCTGGGTATAGAAAAACACCTGATTACTCAGATGTTTTATCAAACTTATATTCGTTATCAAACTCTGCTTTAGTAAAAATCCCTTCCCATGTTCTATCTATCGTATATCTTAAAATATATGTATCTGCAAAAGGTATTTCGCTTAATGCCATATGCTTTTTATTTATTTGATATACAAAATATCTAAATGTATATAGGACAATTTTATTTTCCCAGTATTTATTATAATTTGCTTGCTGTGTTTCTAATTGTTTTTGATATTTTTTGTCTAAAATCACATAATCTAAGTCACACCATCGATGGCAAAACGAACTCGTCTTTTCATCCATTAAGATAGGTAGTGTCGTAGCTTCACTCTCGCACCAATGAACGAATTCTAATGATGGGTTATGCTTTAAACAATTGTTTACGAATCTTAATCCAGAGACAATATTCTTCTCTACAACATCATATCTTTCTCCTGGTATTCGATCATAACAATCCACTATTCTATGTACCATATCTGATACATAATAATACGCTTCCTTTTTATCTTCATCTTTTAGCATTCTAAGATTATACTCTGTTTCGAGAAAAGACTTATTTAAACAATAAACTAATGTTTCAGTATTTTTTAATTCGTTCATCAGTTCTCCTCCTCAGTTTTCTTCTATCATACTGCAAACTCAGGCAAAAGGAAAGCCCTCCCCCCATTGGTGGGATGCTCCACATGTGCCGGTTGCCCGGCAAATCGGCCACCAGGCTGTTACACACTGGTAGCCGTTATCCGATGGAGGGGAGCCGCTGGCTTTAAGGCCTTTGGCTTCATAGTACACTATAGCATTTAGAAAACGGAAAAACAGGAAAAAGCGGAAATTTTTACGATACTTTCATGAAATTCTCAAATTCCTTCCGTATTCCATCTGGTGTTGCCTTCCTCCCCATCCTTACAGCTACCTCTCCCCACGTCAATTCTTCGAAGAACTTCATCCGAATAATTCTCTGCAACCGCTGCGGAACCGTATTCAACCACGCCTCGACCCGTACCTTAATCTCTGCTGCAGCTGCCCTTCGTTCCTCCAATAGCTCTTCTTCGTCATCCAGCAGGCTCGGTGTTCTCACCGTTGCATATGCCAGCCCCTCTATGTGGTAACTCTGAGCCGCATACGGGAACTCATGCATGGAGCCTTTGACGGAATCCTGAAGAATTACCTTGCGCCGTTGCCTCAACTTTTGAATCTCTCGCTCTGTCTCCTTGATTAACTCACAGGCATCTATGTACTGACTAAGAATCTCCTTTTCCAACGGCATCACCTCCCTTTTCACCCTCTTGGCTTATATACCCGGTCGCTGGCCAGAAACTCCTCCTGCTTTCGCTGCCGGCCAAGCAGCTGCCTAAGCTTATTTAATACCTTCCGGTTCTCCGGCTCCTCGAAGAAGCTCACAACCAGCTCATCCCTCATCACGATATCCTTATTGGCCCGCCGGAGCTTCCGACTGTTGTGCAGCTGAGTCGCTACCCGGTTCCGTCTTTACTACATCAGCAGCACATTTATACTCTGCAGACAGCCGGTCAAGGTAGTTAAGAAACTCTGTCAGCTGCTCCGATGGGCTTGGCTCCTTCTTCATCAGCACCGCCTCCTTAGTCCACCTGAATTTTTAATCCGGTCAAATCTATCAGCTGTTCCTGCAAGTCCTTTAGTTCTGCAGTGCCATCAATCCACGGTTTTATCTCCCGGTCAGCCGCATCCAGCATACGGACAATCCGTTTCTGGCCGAAGCCAAGCTCCTTATGCAGCGCCAGTGCAAAGCAGAGGAACAGTGCTTCCACCTTCTGGTTATCAACCCGCTTCTCGATATTGCGTTCCACTGTATCGGCGATTTCCCGCTTCATCGCCTGAATCCGGTTATCCTTTCCCCGCTTCCGCTCCATTGCTCTGCGCATCGCTCTGTTTCCCATTAATCCACCTCTAAATCCTCATTTAACCTTGTATCCTTCCGGAAGCGTCATCCATGCAACCGGATGAGCGTCTTCCCAATACGGATACATCTCCAGAATCCATCCTTCCTTCGGATCGTATTGTGCCAGTTGACAAGCATCAATAAGCTCTATATTCTTCGCCGGTCTCCCACTCACCTGAACCAGAACTATCTCATCCGGATTCTCCGGCAGCCGTTCGTCCACCGGAATCCACTCTCTTCCCATCGCTTTTATGATTGTACCGGCCTTCAGACTGTAAATTTCCTGCGGCGTCAGCCCGGTATCCTCATACTCCGCCAGCCGGCTGATCAGCTCCTCTTTCTTATTTGGTGACCAGTAACCGGTCTTAATTCCGCTGCTTCTCGGATGTGTCAGACGCTCCATCATTTGATGACCTCCAGTCTGCTAATCGATACCTCATAGGCCGTCCGCTCTTCGACTTCGATTTCGTTCCGTTTCTTCTGGTATTTACGGCTCTGCACCCGGCCTAATAAGATAATGTGTTCTCCGACGTTTAAAGTGGATACGTATGATGCATTTCTTCCCCAGGCAATGCAAGGTATGTAATCCGATTTTCCGTACGGACGATTCACGGCCAGAAGAAGATCCGCGATATCTCTTCCCAGCGGTGTCTTCCGGTAGATTGGTTCTTTGCAGATATAACCATTCAGGAAAATCTGATTGTTGCTTTTCGGATTAGCCAGCTCATCCATAGATTCTATCTCCTGAACAAAAACACTAAGCTCCAACGAGGATTTTTCTCCATCGTGATGGTTATACGACCGGAACTGGCCGGATACCGCTGCCACCCAGCCTCCGTAATCCTGTGTTACGTCCATTAACCGCTCTGACACCATTAATGGGAGGACATCTGTATAACCGCTTAATCTCTTTACCGCCAGATCGCAGAGATAAAATCTCTCGCCGTAAACTTCATGGCTAAACTTAAATCCGGAAACTAATTCTCCGGTTACATTTACTCTGTTATTCTCAATCATTGTTCTTCTCCTTCTTGTTCAGCGGGCACCATCGAGGTGCCGTCTTTACCTTAAGTTCCTTATCATGTCTCCCGCTGCTGCAAATCAGGGAGGTTACCAGGTCATTGGCTTCCGGATGCTCACAATACCATCGTCCGGGCCGACCGTTTCTCGCATAGTGCTTTTTATATTCACAGTCTTTACACTTCATCTGTCTTCCCTTCCATCTTTTTCAGGTAGTTGAACACGGTACCTGGACTGACCTTTAATTCATCTGCTATCTTCCGGCTCGACCACCCGGCATTATGAAGCGCCATCAGCTTCCCGGTATCTATCGGTTTCCGTTTTGGTCCGGCCGTAACAGATTTGTCTTCCAGCTTCTTATCACTCCCGGAAGATTCTGAAATCTCTTTCTCAGCGTCAGAAGAGGTTTCCCGGAAGGCATCCTCAAACTCTTGATTGATAACCGCCGGACTTCTGTCCACCAGGAATCGCGCCTCGTTAAACAGTTTCCGGAACGGAATCACACGTTCCTCATCCTCGTCCATCGGAAGAATCGCCTTGACTTCCTTCCCATCCAGATAAGCCTGTAAAGCTCTTTTTAATTCAACCTCATGCAGCATACCCTATTCCTCCTTTAGCAGTTCACGCATCACTTCCAGTTCACAGAAACAAACATCATCAAATTTCACTCCGTTCCAGCTGCACGTATTACAATCCTTGAATTCGTCCGTACCTACCTTATCTGCCATACGTTCGCACTCCAGGAAATCCTTTTCCATCTGCTCTGTTATCGTCACGGTGATTTTCACATTCTCGTGTGGGCTGATCATTATTTCTTTTGGCATCCCTTTACCCCCTCGAAAATTTTTCTCGCGTCATCCAAAATACCCTGATATCGTTTTTCTGCTCTCTGTGATTCCCGTATTTCTGCCAGAATACCGTGGCAACTCTTTCTGCAGTAAGACACGTTCTTTCTCGCTTCCTCCAGTTTCTCCTTATCCGTTGTATAAGCTGGATAGCAAGGACTTTTCATCTGCTCATAATAGTTCTGCAGAGATGCCAGTTTGTCTTTTTCCCTGGCGTACTCCTCCGCCAAATTCCTCTGCTGCAGATGCTCCCATTCCTTTTGTCCCTGAACCCAGTTGCGTATTTCCGGCACCCATTCTTCTTCGTGTTCGCTTCCACGAAGCATTTTTAACATCTTTCGGATGGAACGTCTTCCCGCTCCCGTCAGGAAAAATTTCATCCGAAACGTTATGTACCCGTTTGGTATTTCAAATCTTAATTCATCCTTCACCCTTAATCCTCCTGATTCTAGCCTTCAGGCTCTCCATCACCCAGTTCTGTACATCATCTTTCCTCTGCAGTGCCTGCATCACATCCTCATCCCTGGTTCCGCTGCAGATTAAGTGGTGGATAATTACCTTCTCTGTCTGTCCCTGCCGGTGAAGACGCTTATTAGCCTGAGTGTATAACTCATAATTCCAGGTAAGGCCAAACCAGATGACATGGTTTCCGCCCTGCTGAAGGTTAAGACCGTAGGCGCTGCTGGCCGGATGCGTCAGGAGAACATCAATCTCTCTGCGATTCCAGTCATCCTCATCCCTGGTGGTTTTTAACTCCCGAACCCTTAATCCAGTCTTTGAAAGAACCGCCAGAAGTCTCTCCCGGTCGTGCCGGTAATTGTAAAACACCAGTACCGGCTTTCCCTGCAGGGATTCCAGAAGTTCCATGAATGCCTCCACCTTGCAGTTGTGGATTTCATGAACATTCTGCTCGTCATCATAAATCGCCCCGTTGGCCAGCTGCAGAAGCTTGTTGCTTAAAGCTGCCGCGCTGGTGACGCTGATTTCCTCCTCTTCCGGAAGCTGCAGTACCATCTGCCTCTCCAGTTCGCAGTAAGCCTTGTTGGCTTTCGCATCCAGTTCCACCGGAATCTCGTGATAGGTGATGTCCGGAAGCTGCAGATAATCCTCTGCTTTCATGCTGATACAGATATCTGATATCCTCTCCAGAATACTCTGCTCTGTCCCCGGCTTTGCCTCGTAGCTATAAACCATGCCGTCGGCTCCTCGCTTGTCCGGTTGGAAATACCGCTCTCGGAACTGGGTGTATCTTTTCCCCAGTCGTTCACCGCCATCCAGCAGGAAAATCTGGCTCCACAAATCCTCCAGTCCATTGGGGGAAGGAGTTCCGGTCAGCTCCACCATCCGGTCGATGTGACCGCCCATGCTGGCCAGTGCCTTAAACCGCTTCGCGCTGTGGCTCTTAAAACTGCTTGACTCATCCACCACCACCATGTCAAACGGCCATGCGTTCCGGTAATAATCCACAAGCCACACCACATTTTCCCGATTGATGATGTAAATGTCCGCCGGTGTGTTTAAGGCCCGGATACGCTTTGCCCGGCTTCCCAGAACAGGGGAAACGCGAAGCATTTTCGTGTGGTCCCACTTGGCAGCCTCCTTGGTCCAGGTTCCTTCTGCCACCTTCTTCGGCGCTATCACCAGCACTCGGCGAACCAGAAACCGGTTATATTTCAGCTCCTTCACGGCCGTCAGTGTAGTCACTGTCTTTCCAAGTCCCATATCAAGAAATAATCCCAGCTTTTTGATCTCGATGATTTTGCTAATGCAATGCTGCTGGTATCCATGTGGCTTGAATATCATCCGGCGTCACCTCTCTTACACTCTTCCAGAAATCTCTTTACTCCCTCTAGTCCATACAGGACTTCCACGCGCTGCCCTAAGCTCATCAGCCGGTCAATCTGTACTGTCTGCAGGGGACTCAGCTTTCCCTTTTCCGTCTTCAGCTCCACGAAGACTGGCGGCCGGTTCGGGAAAATCACAATCCGGTCCGGCACCCCATCGTTGCCTGGGCTTACCCACTTATAGGCCCGGCCGCCCACTTTCCTAACCCCATTTACAAGCACTTTTTCAATGTCCTTCTCCAGCATAAAACTTTCTCCTAACGCACGTAACGCGTTATATTACACAGGCGTGTTAGGCGTCACGTATATCACGTCTATTTTATTTATTTTTATTACTCTCTATAAAAATAGGTAGTAAAGGTAGTTATATAATAGAAAATCCTTATTTTATAATGGTTTTCAGCTCCTACTTTCTATCGCTACTGTTAGACTACTCTGCTACTTTTCTCATCTACTAAAAAAAGTAGTTTCCTACTTTTCTGAGATTCCAGATGTAGCCACGCTAGGTAGCTGTCCTCTGGAAGCCTTTCTGGGAGCCGTACGGCCCAAATTTTCTCGGGGTTTTTATCCGCTCCCATCCCGGTGCATGCGTGAGGATATTATTAATCTCCGTGCTGTCTGACCGCTTTAAATATTTCGGATCTCCACCAAAACACTCTACCCAGATTTCCACCGCGCAGGTTTTTTCCCGGCGCATCAGCTCCACCTCCCCGTGATTTCCTCCGGACAGGAACATCTTCCTTGCGGGAACATCCATCTGTTCCCAGTTTCTGGGAACCCTTTTATCCAAAAAGTCCAGAATCATTCCCTCTTTTCCGGAGGCCTCCCGGTGGCTCTCCTGCTGTTCCATCGCCAGGGACTCAATCTCCTTCGGAAGAAACAGATTTTCCCCCAGGCTCCAGTATAGATAGGCTTCCGCCCAAATCTGGTCACGTTCTGCAGGCAGCTCCTGCCAGATGGATTTTTTCGCCGGGTGCAGACCGACATCCACCGGCCAGAACCGGCGGTTTCCGGTGGTATCCTTTAGGAACTCGCTGTCATTGGACGTGCCGAAGAAAACGCAGCGCCTTGGGTACCGTTCTGTCCGGCGCCCGTAAGCCGCCCGGTAAATATCCTCCCGTTTACTCAAAAACTGCTTTACTGCGGAGGTCTCCTGCTTTGACATGGCTGTCAGCTCCCCGACCTCATTAATCCAGGTTCCCTGGATAAGCTCCGCAGCCTCCTTACCCTCAAAGCTGGTTAAGCTGTCACTGAACCAGTCTCCTCCCAAAATGGCAAGGAAAGTACTCTTTCCGATTCCCTGCGGCCCCGTAAAGATTGGCATATAGTCATATTTGATGCCGCCCACTACCGCCCGGGCTACGGCAGCGCAAAGGCTTTTTCTCATCACAGCCCGGGTGTAGGCCGTATCCTCCGCGCCGAGATAAACACTCAGAAGGGTGTCCACACGCTTCACGCCGTCCCACGTAAGCCCCTGCAGGTACTGCTTCACATCGTTGATCATGTTCTGGCTGCCGACAATGGCCAGCGCGTCATCCAGCTTGTCTCTGGACGTAATTCCATAATAGTTTTCTATGTACCAGAACGCGCCGGCATCGTCCTCATCCTTCCACTGACGCTTCTGCTCCATGGGGCTCCATGGCACCTTTCCCAGCACCAGCCCCCGGTTTCCGAACTCATCCGTAACAATTTTCCCCTTTAAAAGCGAGTCATTCTGCAGAATAAGGATCAGGTTGTTGACCGTCTTTTTATAGTTTCCGTTTCCGTCCGTCGACAGCCGGCTCAGCCATTCAACGTCCATGACATCGGAGCCTGAAGCCTTGACATCAGCTGCGAAGGCTCCTCTTGCTTCCTCATATCGCTCCTTTGCGATTAAATCCGCCACCGGCCCATCAGAGGCCGACAGCCGGCTCATCGCCACAAAGGACGGCAGCTTATTTACCGGAGTCCCCTCTTTCGCCTCGTCGTCCTTGTCCCCGTACATATGCAGCCGGATTAAGTCAAAAGCATTCACCAGCTGCCCGGAACACGGGTCGGTCGCGTGGTGCGAGTAAAGGAACCGGTCGCCGTCATAGACAATCGCTCCGCCGGTTGTGGAGCCGCCAGTATAGGTGTATCGCCCTGATATGGCGGTTTCCTCATACATTCCGGGGATGAACTTATCCATCGCCTGGGTAACCGTGTATGTGCGGCAGAACGCGCCGATAATGCCCCGCTTTGCGGTCGGGTCCTCCTGTTTGGCCAGACGCCGCCGTTCCATGGCATCCGTCCCCGGAACCTGCGGCCACTGGGACACATCCTTCCAGTCCCCATACATCTGCAGCACGCCGCCCAGGCTGCAGAACGGTTTATCATACACGCGGAATACATACTCGCTGTCCGCACTGCAGCTGGCCCAGTACATCATGCGGGAGCCCTCAAACGTGGTTGGGTCACAGAACTCGATACCGATGAGGGATGCCAGTTTCCTTGCCGCCGGCTCATACTCATCTGGTGTGGCCGTACGGTCCAACGGAAGAACGATGCGAAGCCTTGGCGCGTATCCCGTGTGTTTTCTGGTACTGTAGACGGCAGCCGCGCAGCCGAGGCCGTCCACCCGCTTTAAGATATCTTCCGTCCGACCGGCGGGAATATTATCCAAATCCAGGGTAATAAGATCCCTGCCCTCGATATTGGCAGCCTTCCGACGGTCACCTTTAAACGTGCCGCCCACAAACCCGCCGACATCCTTTAATTCATCCTGTCTTGCTTTTGGGAAGGCAAGGTATTCTTCCTGTGTCTCGGTTCCACGGACCGGCGTCTTTAACCGGTCAACGAACTCTGACCACAGAATCGTGCTTTTCGGCCAATGCGTTGCCTTCCGGCTCCCGGCCATGCTGATCTGCAGCTTTCGGTTATTCTGCATATCCTTCCCCTCCTAGTCCTTCATGTAATAACTGCTTTCAAATCCGGCGCCCTTTAAGATAAGCCCCGGCGCCCAGGGAATCGGCTCCGCCATCAGTCCGCAGATATCATCCACGCTGATGTCCATCGGAGCATCTATAATCACTTCGTCGTGCACGTGGAACACTACCTGCAGCCCTCTGTCCGTAATCCGATCCAGCGTTACGGCCAGGCAATCCCTGGCCACGGCCTGCACGATGTTCTCTGTCATTTTGCCTCCATAGGTAGAGGTAACCTCCCACTTCTTTGTTTGCTGCCCGACCGTGTAATAATGGATGGCCAGTTTTCCAAACTGGTTTTCCTTTAAAAACGGCTTTGGGTAGAACAGCTTCCGACCACTGGGCAGCTGCACCGTGAGGAACGTCTGACCATAAACCAGATCCCCCTCCAGCGCAAAAATCAGCCCGTAGATTGCCTGTGGCTGTGCCGTCTGCATGACCGTCAAAGCTGCCTGTTCTACGGCGTACCAGAGGTCACGAATCCGTGGATTTGCCTGCCGCCATCGCTGCACGATGTCCGGAAGCTCTTCCTCCGTCAGTCCCATCTGCAAAGCTCCCATGGCAATCAACGCCGAAGTGCCGCCCTGATAGCCAAGGGCAAGGGTAGCCACTTTTCCTTTTTGCCGAAGAGAGTATTCCGGATTTCCTTTCGCAATCCTCTCCACCGGGACGCCGAACATCTGGGCTGCGGTTGCCTCATAGATTTTCCCATGCGTAGCAAATACCTCGTTGACCCACTGCTCCCCGGCAAGCCAGGCAATCACCCTGGCCTCAATGGCGGAAAAATCAGCTACAACGAATTTATTTCCCTCCGACGGGATGAACGCCGTCCGGATGAGCTGCGACAGCGTATCCGGAACATTCCCGTAAAGAAGCTTCAGGCCATCATAATTCTTAGCTTTAACCAGATTCCTGGCGTAGTCTAGTGTCTTTAAATAGTTCCGAGGGAGGTTCTGCATCTGCACCAGGCGCCCGGCCCACCGGCCTGTCCGGTTAGCTCCGTAATACTGGGTAAGACCTCGCACCCGGTCCCCTTCGCCCCTTGCCGTTTCCATAGCAACGTATTTCTTAATCGAAGTCTTCCCCAGCTGCTGACGGATCTCCAGCATCCGCTGCACGTTCTCCGGGTTCTGCTTCTCCAAAAGCTCAGATACGGTAGATTTTCGGAGGTTATCTGCCTGGGTTCCGTTATCCTCCAGCCAGCGCATCAGCTGAACGGTACTGTTTGGATTATCCACACCGGTAATCTCCATGGCTTCCCTGGTCAGCCGATCCGTGCTGATCTGGTCGATATAAAGCGCTCCTTCAATCAGTCCGGTATCCACACGAACACCAAAGGCATTCATCCTCACATCCATCTGCCACTGGCTCTGTTCTTCCTCCGGCATCGGGAACAGGCTGAGACGTTTTAAAATCTCACGCTCTGTCACGACGTCCTGCCTGCAGTATTCCTTAAACAGATTCCACTTCTCCGGGTCATGCCCCGGCTGGTTCCAGGTACGCCCGCCGTTGGTTTTTGTCGGTTTACAGGGAACGCAGAAATACCGGATAAGCGCCTTTCCCACCGCCATCTTCTGTTTATCCTGCGGGAGTCCGATTGCCTTACCCGTAGCGTCCAGTCCCGCCGTATATCCGCAGTAGAGGCCGTGGGCCATCGTACAGCGCCACTGTTCCAGCGGCGTCTGATATCCGGCCTGATTTAAACAGTACCATTCAAACGCGGCGTTATAGGCGTGTTTCAGCACTCCCGGATCTTCTATCGCACTCAAGATAACAAGGGGGATGGACTCCCCACACGCTAAATCCACAATCTTTACCGGTTCCTCATCCAGCTGATAAGCAAACAGGAGAATCTGAAAGTCCGGAGACTGGGCGTACTTATAAAGCCCGGCTTTTCCAATGTCCACGCTGCTGCGTGTCTCAATATCAATACTCAGATGATGCATTCTCATTTCCTCCCGTAAAAAGGCGGTATTCCCAGCTTCATTCCCGCCTCGCCCCATTGAGCTTTCCTTCTGCCATCTCATCGACTGACTGGGCGTATGATTCTTAATACGGCTTCCCGGTAATTGGATTCACCGCCGGCGCCTGCTGTCCCCATGGCAGCTGTGGTGCCTGTGCCGCTGGTGCTCCATAGCCGTACGTAGCTGCACCTGGGTTGTACCCGGCGGCTCCGGGTGTTGCCTGCTGTGCTCCTCCGTACTGCGGTGTTGCCGGAGCAGCTGCGGCAGGAGATCCAAAGGCCTGTGCTGCAGTCGGCGCACTTCCTCCCAGGGCTTCCCCGTCTCTAAGCTTCTGTACCGGACCAAGACCGCATCCGATTCCCTTCTTTCCTCCAAAGGAATACGGGAAGAAGGTTACATTCACGCGGCCATACATTCCGCTGTAAACCTCCGACTGGTTGATAATAGGATTTCCCATCTTGTCAACGATCTCCGGCGGATAATCTACCTTCGCGCTGGCAGTAAATACCCAGTGACCTTTGCACTCCGGGCCGAAGGCCATACCGTCGGACGGCCTCACACCATCGCCGTCGTATACCGGTGTCGGCACAATAGGCGGGCACTGCCCATTCCACTTATCAGAAATGCCTCTCTGTTTGGCCGCCTCGATGGCGGCGTTGATGCGTCCCATGGTATCGGTGTCCGTCTTCGGTACCAGGACGGTGCAGCTGTATTTCTCTTCCTGCCCCTGCATCGCCGCATACGGCTTAAACAGATGCACATAAGACAGTCTTACTTCTCCGGTTGTTACGTTTGTTATATTCTCCATATCAGTTTTCCTCCTTGAACGCCTCTGCAGCGCTTACTTTATTTGTGATTGCCGGACGCTTGTCCGACTCTTCTACCAACGCCGGTTTTCCAGGGTTCTTTACCACCATGGAACCTACCAGTTCCTCAAATTCTTTCTTTCCTACTGCTTTCTCCACCTGCGCCAGTGTCAACGGCTTCCTCTCCCAAAGGATTTCCTCTGGGATACCGCTGTCCTGCAGCTTGGCAAATGCCGTTTCCATATCAGCCCAGTCTCTGGAGCCGTGGCCTTCCACGGCCTTCCATCCGGGAACCTCTTTCCCGGCCAGACATTCCTTCAGGGCATAATCCTGCAGATCTCCCAGCCACTTCACAACGTCTTTTCCCTGCTTTATGTAGTTTCCGACTTCTTCGTTGCTGATTAATGGCGGAAGTTTCCCATAATCCTGGGAAAACGCCATCTTTACATTGGCCGCCGCCCTCGCCCGGCATTTCGCCCTCGCCCGGCAGAACCGGCAAGCCTTCTCACTGGGGCAGAATTCTCCTTCTCCTTTCATGGCGAGTTCCGCTTTCCCTCTTACATAATTCCCAAAAGCCAGAAGCTCCTCCAGGGAGCACTCCCATTCCGACAACCCGTCGGAAAGCCTCGGCTGTACGATGGACATCCGAATGGTCCGGACCGGATACAGGATTTTGTAGGCCTCATAGGCGCCTAAAGCATACAGGGCAAGCTGCGGATTTCCTTCTGCAGAAACAGGAACACCCTTCCCGTATTTAAAATCAACTACGTGCAGGATGCCTCCGCCAATTAAAATGCAATCCGCCGTTCCAAAGCCGCCCGGAACGTAAACTCCGAAATCCAGCTGTTTCTCAATCGCTACATAAGGAACCGCTTCAAACTTCAAAGCGATCGACTTCACATAATCCAGATATTCCTCTGTATACCCGTTCATTTCATCCTGCCAGAGAGGTTCCTTTTTTAACTTGTTCACTGCCCTGGTAAACTTCGTCTTTCCAAACTCAACAGAATAGAAATAATTCCGGAGTTTTAATTCGCAAAGCTCATGCGCAAGGGTTCCTTCCTTTGCCGCTTCCGACGTTGTATCCGGAAACTGTTCCTCCAGACGGGCGCTTGGTGTACAGGCAAGCCACCGGTGCGCGTTGGAACCGCCCAGCAGGGAATGCGCTCTTTCTTCGTGTCCCATTAAATCTGCGCCCCCATTCCTCTCAGTGCTGTCGCAAAAGTACCATACTGCTGCGGAGGAAGTGCCGGAAGGGAATCCACGCCAAACTGCCGGAGCAGTCCCTGCAGATCATTCTGCCGACCGGCATCCATCAGCGTCATAGCCGCTCTTGCCAGGTCGTCCAATGTGTAGCTGGAAGAAGTTGTCGGTACTGCAGTAACGGGAGCCGGCGGAATCGGAGCCGGCGCCGTCTGCACAGGAGTCGGAGCAATTGGTACTGCAGTGGAAACTACAGGGGACGCTGCTGGCGTGGACGGAGCCACAGGCACTGCTGGAGCGTCCACAGGAGCCGCAGGCGGAACGGGGGCGGGATTCAGCATCGGCGGTGCCGGCGGTACCGGTGCTTTCCCTTCTGCCGGAAAAATTCCAGTCAGGGAACGTGCAAAGTTCATCATGTCATCAAAGTCAACAAAATCAACGTGGATCATAAATCAATACCTCCTAATTTTTCTTTTAAGATTTTCAGTTCCTCTGTGGTAAGGGTAACACCCTTTCCCATCTGGCCGCGGTCCTCACTCCAGGGACGCAAGTCATACTTCGGTGGGTTGCTTCCCCACTTCACCAGATTCAGCTCCTTGTGCCACTTTCCATCGGCCGGAAACTCAATCAAGGTTTCTAAAATGTCACAGCTAAGATCTTTCGCCATCTTCCTTAACCTCCCTCAGATTAAATGTCCGAAGCATGCTCCTCATCAGCTCCACCACCTCATCCGGTGCCGTCCAGTCCTCTCCGACCACCTTGGCCAGAATGAAATCGCCGACAATCGGCTCTCCGTGGAATGAGGTTTCATAGAAATAACATCCCAGCGGATTATTCGGAAGTCCTTTCAGCCTTCCCTCCTCATCCACAATCAGGATAATGCCTGGCCCGAAATAGCTCTCGATCCGGCGTGTGTGCATCGGCTCAAAATGCCCGCTGATGACTCGCTGGATGTCTTTGTAATCATCGAAATTCACATCAACCAGCAAGATTTCGTTGTTTGTGGTAACCTTAATTGTTTTCATCCTTGAAATTCCTCCAAAATTGCCCTATAATAAGGACATACAAAATATTGTTTTAGTACCTGAGCCTTACCGGCGGCCACCGGTGGGCTCTTTTTCCGTTACAATCACCCGCGTCCGGCCGTAGAGATATTCGAACAGTTCCGCTATTTCTACAGTTGTGTACGTCTTATCCGGGTCTGTCCGGGCTTCATAGTCCATCATCCCAGCCGTACGGGCGACGGCAGCTTCAAATTCAACCGAAGGATGTGCTTGTAATAGCGCTAAGGCTTTCATCATTGTCTCACCTCCTTACATCCATCCGGCCGCATGCAAAAACACTCCCGCGGCTACAATCCATCCGTATGTCATCCACACCATCATGCTGGTCATCCGCTCTACCTGCCTGTTTGATTCTGCTTCTCGTGCCTGCTTGACAGCCGCGGGGCCATCGTTATAATGTTTGTGCATTGGTATCACCTCCCCTTGGATCTTTACCTAAATATTTATCAATCAGTTCTTGGGAGATGTAATATGTATAGCGTTCTCCCGTCATTGCTTCCGCAATCCCAATCGGTAGTTTTCCACGCCTCATCAAAACTCTTACTGCAGGTTCCGGTATCCCGAGCTGTTGGCTTGCTGACTTCACAGTTACGCCTAGATTAGATCTTCTCACTTTCTCGCATCCTTTCCTATTTCTTGCTTTTTCATATTCCCTGCCCTATACTGTACTTACAGGCCCCGCCAGGCCGAGTACAAAGGAAAGGGAAATCATAATTTATGTCTAACCTTGACAAATCCTTAGAATCATTAATTGGGTTTCAAAAATCCATTGACCGATTAACAAAAAATCCATTTGAATCATTTTTTAAGGAGCAAGAACGGATGATTAAATCATTCACCACCCTTAATCCACTTATTGAGTCTACAGACGCCATTAGGAAAGCTTTTAATCAGCCAATAATTGATATATCACAAAAACTTTCTGTCATGTACGATGGCATGGCATTGAATTCAATTACCAATATGTTGGCTCAATACTCTACCATGTCAGAACCCTTTCGACAAATCGCTACTCAGTTGGATGGCTCCGCACTTTTAAATCTCCAGAAAACAGTTGCCAATGATTCCTTTCAGCAGCAAATAAACAGCATTCAAAATAGTTTGGCCTCATTTTCTTCTACATTTAATTCAATAGCTATTCACGATAATTATGTTGACATGCCAACCCGTTTGATTCCTGATGATTTTAATTACACCGAAATAGACAGCGGCATTACGCATGAATCTGAAAAAAACTTGCCTGGTTCCACCAATGTTAAGAGGCTATCTATTCCCGATGCCATAACCGTTATATGTAATTTAATCACGCTGTTTTTTACTATAATAACTTTTCTTCAAGCGCAACAATCTTCTATCCAACAACAGGAAAACCACGAAGAACTTGTCCGTTTGGAGCAGCAGCAAATTTCCTTACAGAAAACGGAAAACAAATTGCTACAGGTTCAAATTGATGCAACTGAAAAAAATGCCGAGTATCTTTTAGAGCTTCTTAATCGACTCCAAGAAGCTGACGAAGGTTCTCTTGCAGCTCTTTTTCCAACTGAAGCTGCTCTGTCAGATACTGATTCGAAATCTCAATGTGGCCATTCAAAAGCTGAGCCTGCTGATTCACTAAATCCCATAAAATCTGATGACACTGAGCGTTTTGATGCTGAACACGGTAACTTTGGACCGCACTAAGTATTTGCATAAAGCTAAGTACAAGAATCCACGCTTTCCACGCCGGAATGCGTGGTTTTTTCTCTTTCTCCATCTCACCCTCCTTCTTTTTCTTTTAGTGAATTAAATTCACTATTTGAAGCAAAAAAAATTTCATCCCTTTTGTTTCTTGATAAGTTTAACACTTGCGATAATGCACAGATTTCAGACCCTTTAAAATCTCCTGACTTCATTCGATTATATAAGGTTTCCCTTAAAATTCCAGCCTTTTCTGCAACAGATGTTACTGTCATTCCAGAATCTTCTATGCATTTCTTCAAGGCCATTGTATCCGTCACGCTCTCACCTCCTTGTTGATTTATATTCACTATAGCACCTTAGTGAATTAGTGTCAACACTTTTAAACAATTTTGTTGATTTTTTTTCACACATGTGTTATTATCGACTTATAGAAAGGCGGTGCTTATATGCTTGAATTATATAAGAATATCAAACGATTACGAGAAGAAAAAGGAATGTCACAAGAGACACTTGCAAAACTTACGGGCTATACAGACCGCTCCTCTATCACCAAGATAGAAAAGGGATTAGTTGACTTACAGCAATCAAAAATAGAGTTATTCGCCAAAGCTCTTGGAACCACATCATCCAAATTATTTGGATGGGATAACAACATCGCCCCCATCACCAACGGAACCAAACAAAAGCGCCCAGGCGTCACCATTAATGTTCTTGGCCGAGTAGCCGCCGGAACCCCAATAGAAGCCGTAGAAGATATTATAGACACGGAAGAAATCACGGAGGAAATGGCTTCCACTGGTGAATTCTTTGGATTACAAATTGATGGCGATTCTATGGAACCAAAAATGAGTAAAGGTGATGTGGTCATCGTTCGCCAGCAAGATGATGCCGAATCCGGTGATACTGTTATAGTAACCATCAACGGGACCGATGCCACCTGTAAGCGGATCAGGAAGTACCGTGATGGTATAGAACTCATTTCTACTAACCCTAGTTATGAACCAATGTTTTTTTCGAACAAAGATATTGTGAATAAGCCTGTAAAAATTATTGGTAAGGTTGTTGAGTTAAGATGTAAATTTTAATTACGATTAATATATTCAATGGTTTCTAGAAAAACTCAGGGAGGGCGCCATATGAAATTTGGAATGAGAAAAGTAAGTCCTATGAAATCCTTTAAGGCCAGGACCACCGGCCGGGCCAAAAGGGCTGTCAAGAAAGCGATTATCCCAGGATACGGCATATATTCCAACACGGCGGCTTTTCGCACAGCTCTATATGCTCAAGCTTATGTTTCCTGACCATGATAAATGGAATAATTATTACTTGAACGAGTTTGGAAAATTATTTCGCATATATAAACCTTATATATCAAAAAAGCATTTGGACTTTCCATATAGGTGGAAATCCATGTTGAAAATATAATAAAAGCCCCAGGAGCTGCGAACTCCCAGAGCTTTTCACACAGATTACTCTTGCCGGAATGCTCCAGAACGATATAACCTATCCAATCAATAGAATTATATCATTCCTGGAGCGTCCTGGCAAGGGGCGTATTTTTTATACCCAAAAAGAGGAGGAATGATATTATGAAATTGCCTAACAAATACGGCTGTGTTTACAAAATGACCGGAAAGCGCCGGCGCCCCTATGCCGTCCGAATAAAAGTCGGGGAGCATGACAACGGCACACCTATCTACAAATACCTTGGCTACTTCGAGAAGTCCGCGGATGCCTACACCTTCCTGGCGAAATACAACGAGGGACTTGTCACACCCGACAACCGGCTCAAAAATGACATTCTATTTCGCCAGGTATTCGACGAGTGGATCACGGAGCACGAGCGTTACAAAGATGTTGGCAAGCAGGCTCACGCATCCTACACACTCGGTTTCGCCCAGCTCAAGGATCTCCACGATAAGCAATTCGCTCTGCTAAGGATTGACGATCTCCAGGCCCAGATTGACAAGTTGGAGAACATGTCCGAATCCACCATCCAGAAACCGATAACACTCTTACATTTCCTTTATAAGTACGCCATGAAAAAAGAGTATGTTGATAAAGACTATTCTCAGTATATTATACGTGTTTCTGCCAAAGAAAAGCAGCAGTTGCACAAGGCATTTTCCCATGACGAAATAAAGAAACTGTGGAAAGACGGTTCCGATGATGCAAAGCGGATTCTGATTTTTATTTACACCGGATTCCGTGCAACCGAGCTTTTAGAGATAAAAAAAGAACAAGTCCATTTAAAGGATAACTACATAATCGGCGGCAAGAAAACAGATGCCGGTAAGAACCGTGTCGTCCCTATCCACAAAAAGATACTGCCCCTTGTCCGAGCATTCTACCAGGCATCCAGCACGTATCTCCTCGAAGAAAACGGCAAGCCGATCACATATATGCATTTCAAAGATTATCATATGATCCCTCTCATGGAGAGACTCGGCATGAAGCACACATTACATGATACCCGACATACTTGCGCCTCTCTCATGAAAGAATATGAATGTGACGACCTATACAGGAAACTTATCATGGGGCACAGGGTAGAAGACCTGACCGACAGAGTCTATACCCATGTGGAAATTGCCCGTCTTGTTTTGGAGATAAATAAAATCAAAATTTAG